ACGTCCTGCGGAATGACTTCGATCCATGCGACGAAGCCCTGGAGCGCGGTTACTACAGGGTTGGCAATGACCGGAGGCGTACCCGGAGTCGTGGGATACGTGAGTGCCCGCACAGCGGTGGTCACGATATCGACCGTCCACGCCTTTTCCCGAACGACGAACATCGTGGTGCCGTCCGGGATCACGCTGAACGGCACATTGACAGTCAGCACCGTGGATGTGTTCGAGGCGATGTCCCGAACCTGCCCGGCTCCGGTACCGGCCATCAGCACCACTTCGTAATGCTGCTCGTCATCCACGATCATCCCGCCGGGATAGAAAACGTTCTCGAAAGTCGAGCATCCGATGGTTGTCGCGGTGTGCGTGTCGGCCTGCGCCCGAATCATGACCAGATCGTCAAGGCCGAATCCCTCGGAGGATTCAATCTCCAGTGTGCCGTCGGTGGCCGTGTGGATGATTCGTTCATCCGGGAATGGTCCGGTTGACGGCAACCCGTACCGGCTTATATTCGAGATGGTGTAGCCGTCGAACTGGCCCAGCGTGAGCGACGTACCGGCAGGCAGACCGATCTGCACCGTGATCCCGAAGGCGCCGCCCGTCGCGGCGAGGTTTGCGGCGAGGACCCCGCCGTGGACTTCTCGCTTCGCGCGGATATGGAAGTGGTCGAACTGCGGGTCCGGAGGGCCGTAGCCGGTGACTCCATACGACTGAATCGTGATCGTCGCTGCGCCCGCCCCGTGGGTCACGATGTTCTGGCCGATGAGCGTGTCGAGGTTCGGGCCGACGAAGACCTGATACTGCGCTGTCCCCGCCGGAAGCGTTGCCGAGAAGACGGCTTTCTCTGCGATGGCAGCGATCGAGAAGGTCGTCGGATTCGACGCTCGGGAGTATTGGCCGGCGGAATCGATTGCGAACACCAGCGCGAGAGCATCGCCGAGCGGAGTACTCGCGCCGGTCGCCGCGGACACTACTGCGGCCGGATCGATCACTGGAGGTGTGGTGATGGTTTGCGAGAACGTATTCACGGGAGGCCAGCCGCGGATGAACAGCCCCGGCTGATCTCCGCTCGCCCCTGCCAGTGAATCCTGAGCGATGCCGAAAGCGTAACCAGCCGGGTGAAGGATCGGACTCAGTTCGCCGAACGGTTTCCATGACAGAGGCGCCTGCGCACCATTGGCATTCACGGGTCCTGCTTCCACCCACGCGGAGGGAACGCCACCCGCGTTCACGGCCCGGATCTCGACCAGATATGGAGCTTCGTCAGTGACCCCATGGATCACGATCTGCGTTACCGAAGGATTCACGCTCGGCAGGCCCGTCCAGACGGCATTGACGACCGAGCCTCCCGATACCCACGTTCCCGGATTGACGGCAACGGCTACGGTGAAGGCCGAAGGCCCGGTGACCGTAGCAAAGCCCGTGACATTCCAAGCCGCCGGAGATGCTCCCGAGATCTGAACTATCTGTCCCGTGTCGAACCCGCAGGGCGCAACCGTGCTGAAGGTGGCGATGCCTGATGACCATGAAGCCGCCGAGACCACTGCGTCAATGCTGAGCTGATACCGGCATTCGATATGGCCGCCGCTCAGAACATATCCGTCGGCGGGCGCAATCCAGGTGACCAGAATGGCGTCCGCGAGCCCGGTGGCCGTCGCCACTGTTGTGGTTGCATCGCTGAGCAGGGTCAGCCCGGTCGGCGGAGCGGGTGTGAAAGCGTTCGGGACCAGCGACTGCTGATAACCCTGCGGCGTCAGTTCCTCAGCGGGGTCCCAATCGTAGATGGATGAGTCGGTCTCCTGAACGTCGATCTCCGTGCCGAGGACCGTAACGTCAGACCCGGCTTGAGCCTGCGTTTCGAGCGTGAACCGATGCGCGGTGATCTCGAGCAGCTTGTTGGTCCATCCGAGGAACTGGTTCGTCATCGAGATGACGTCCAGCGTGGCCATGCCGTAGCCAGCCATGTTGTACCGGAACGTTCCGGTTCCCTGCTGGCGACGCCGGAGCAACTCTATCTTGCAGATCCGCTGCGCGGTCGCTGAAGAGATGGTGAACGGCAACTGGATGTCGAGCCACCGGCGGTCGCCGCTGTCCGTGACGAGGTTCGCGTCGAAAGAATAGCCGTGGATCGGATCCTGCGCATAAGGAGGAATGTCGCTTGCGAGCCACTTATTGGCGGGCGAAATGTACGTGCCCTTGACTCCGTTGAAGAGGTCCCGGATGCTGACCGTGGATTTCCAGCGGTAAGAGCCGGACATGTTGCCGATACCGGGATCTGGAGCCGGAGACGATCCATGCCAGGCGGCGGGCCAGATCACGAACTGGCCACCCTGGTAAGTGATCCGGCCAGCGCAGGAGGTCAGAAGATTCTGGAGTACGTCCCCGCGCCTGAGCGACAGGTCGAATTTTCCGTTCAGCGCGTATCTCGGCTCCGTGCCGCCCGCCGCAAGCGGCACCGTCTCATCGCAGATATTGGCCGCCGCGATCAGCGGAGCCGTCGGGATCTCGGTTCCATACGCAGCCTTGAAGCCCCATGTGGTGTTGCTCAAATAGTCGGCGATGCAGAGAGCCGCGTTCTCGGTATAAGCGTTGGTAACCGGGCTCGAACGCGGGTCGAGGATGTCCTTTTTTCCATGGACCAGGAAGCTGATTTGCGGGAGTCCGCCGGAGAAGACCACATCGTTGTAATGCAGCCGCAGGAAGATCGAGGTTCGTCCGAGCAACCTGTGGGAACTGTCCCAGGGGTTGTTCGGACAGACGATCAGGTCGTCGGTGTCGCCGTCGTTCGGCGTCCCGTCGAGCATGCCCGGAAACGTGTCGGTATGGTCCCCCAGCAGAACTTCCATGTGGACCTTCCGGCCATAATCCGGCCATGTCGTCTGGACGGTTCCTTCAAGATCGACGATTGCGGGACTGCCGCCGCAGATGTACGTGAACGTGATGCTGCCGGGGCTTCCAACCACCTGGCTGATGATCTGCGCGACCGGATACCTGCCGTTCAATGTGTAATCCCCGGTGATGCCGGAAATGAACACGGTGTCGTCCGGCACCAGCAGCGGGATATTCGCGAGAAGCACAACCGTTACGACATCGTTCGCGCGGGAGATGTGATGGATGCTGACCGTCTGTTGAAGAGGCGTGAAGCTGTCGCCGTTGCCGTTCAGTTGGATGATCTGCTTATCGAACAGCAGGCTGTCCACGCTTTGGCAGGGGTGCGCTGCCAGCACGATGACCATGTCGAGGTACTTGTTACTGTCGCCGAATTCGTGGATATAGACGACGGTTCCGCCGACGATTGAGCGTCCATAGACGACCATCCACGGCGCAATGGGATTCCGCGCCGCTGCGGCATAGCCAAGCAACTGCTGGGCCGCATTGCTGGACAGGATGGTGCCGACACCGGTCAGGAGGGTGCCGACGCCCGCAGAGATCAGCAGGTAGCCCACACCCTGCAATCCGGGAACAAACAGGGCGACAACGCCGAGGACGACCTCCAGCCCGCCGACGATGACTCCGATGAATTTTGACATCTAAGCTTTGGAGATCTAAACTTGCCAGCCGCAAACCGCGTTTGAGAGCGCGATCCGCTGAAGCCCCTGGGGCGTTACCGTGATTACGTCCGTGCCGTTCAGAGCAACGATGCCCAGCGAGTAATCGCGCGGTCGCCGGATCAGCACCACGTCTCCCCGCCGGGCTCGCAGAATATGTACCTGAGGCATCGCGTGGGCCTCCGTGACGCGCTCGGCCACAGCCCGAACGGATGCCTGGCCCGAGTAGCCACGGATCGCCCGTTGCGCCTCCGTGCGCGAGTGGTAGCGGCCACGGAACTGCGCCGCCACATCCACTCCGGTTATCACTTCGATGGCGTCGCACGCGAAGAGGCAGCAGTCCCAGACACCGTACTGGAAACGCGTCTCCCGGTGGGCAGTAAGAAAGCGATCGAGCGCGCCCTGCCAGCCGGGTAAGCGTGTGAGGCACATCAGATTCAAATGTTGTTCGCGGAGTTCGGAGTCTTGCCCCAGTAGATCGTCACTTCCTGAATCCCGCTCACGAACTCCAGGCCTCTGTCCCCTGGGTGGTCGAGTTGCTGATCGTCGTTCGTGTAGCGGCGATAGACCGAAGTATTCATATCGAGCAGCCGGTTTTCGCAGTTGATCGAGATGATCGCGGTGTTGCCGCCGACTTCGATTGAAGGCTGATCCATCCTCCCCGCCCATGAGACGATGGGCGACGTGATCAGCGCTCCGGCTGAGAAGAGGCCGAGCCACACCGTGACGGGAGCGCCCAACTGGAATTCTCCGAGGACATCCGCGATCAGCGCCGGATCGATCCCGCTCATCGTCAGCGTTATTCCCTTCGCTTCGACCGAGGCCCCGTCCTCGATTGTCGAGACCCCGCCAAGGGTTCCGATCCCCGCCCATGCGTGACCGTTCCACTGGATCGTTCCGTACCCGCTCCAGACGTGAATCGGACCAGTGACGAAATAAGCCTCGACGAAGAGCGCCGGTTGCAGTTCGCTCGCCTTCACGGCGGCGAGCATGTCGCTGCTCATCGCACGCGGCATTTCAGAGCGCCTCCCGGATCTCAAACTGCAAGCCGTACATGCGCGATTCCGTGATCGAATACTTCCGGGCGTTTGACTTCAGCCGGAACAGCCCCTGCGTGTTCACAAGCGTGATCGCGGCCCCATCGAGCGGGGACTCCCGGATCTGAGGCCAGATACTGAGCGCAGTGGCGCCACCGCTCGCAGTCACCGTTCCGAGATTGCGGTACAACCGGTAGCCGACCTGTAGCCAGTCGCCCGGCGAGAGTGCTCCGGTCCAATCCCGAACGCTGAGCGTGTACCCGGTTTGTCCTGCTCCATTGACGGCCATAGTTCCGGAACCAACTCCGGCCAGCGGGGCTCGTGCCAGCGGATCGCCGAGTTGAAATACGTTGGCCTGCCCCTGCACTCCCATCAGCCACGCGATCCAGGCCTGCGCCTGCGCGTGCGTCAGAGGCGGCATCGATACGGATGCTTCGAGCCACGAAGACTGCCAGTTCTGGATCTGCTGCGCGCCCGTGAATGGCGACACGCTGACCGCGACTGAGTCCATCAGCGTGAACTCGACGGATGCCGGAGCGGCCGGTATGGAGGGCATCGGAATGATTGGCCAGCCGTTGAAGGTAGTTGGCATGGTTACCGCGCGGGCGTCCGCTTCGCTCGCTCGTTGACCGCTTGCAACGAAGTTACGACCGCCGACTGATGCGCTGCGATGATCGCGGATCGTGTGCGCTGCTCGGTCAGTACCGGATCGGTGCCGCGGGCGTCGATCGTGTAGTAATGGTTCGACCCGCCGCTGCCGAGCATGCGGCGCGATGCAGAATTGCTCGCGATATTTCCAGACGCGCCATAGAGGATCTCCGGGCCGCTTTCTCCCACAAGATAGGCGGTATCCGGCGATACGGGTCCGCCGCTGGCCCGATACGAAATCGAACTGCTCACGCTCGGCGTCAACCCGCCGCCACCGGCTCCTCCTGCGAACAGGGTGCCTAACAAACCCGCGGCGGTGCCCAGTGCGTTGAAGATCATGCCGCCTGCCGATCCGCCGAAGATCTTTCCGATGCTCGCTGCGGGGCCGGTTCCCACAGGCGGGACCGTTGCCGCACCACCCGAAGATTTCGCCAACCGCACCCAGAGCGCGAGAGGTTCGGACGATCCGTCGGGTTTGGTAATCCCGCCCAGATTGATGCCGAGCTTCGCTCCCAGCGCTCCGAGGCCCTTCTGCAAACCTTGCTTGATCGTCGAATTGAGAATTTGCTTGCCGATGTCCTGGAACATGGCCGCGAAATTCGTCTTGCCTCCGGTGATCAGTTGCGTCAGGTTGTCGGAGAGTTTGTCGAAAGCGGAGTGAAGGGCATCGTAGATGATGCTGGCCGTCGTTTTGGCCTGCTTCTGCATGTCGAGGAAAAAGGCGGCGACTCCGTCTTGTGCCTTGCCCGAACGAAGCAGAATGGCGACGGTCTCATCGGTGAGCTTGTTGAAGTTCTCCTGTTGCTTTGCCGCGACCATAACCGCCTGCCCGTAACTGAGCGTCTGCTTGCCGTTATCGGTCAGTACGTTGATCTGCCGCTTGAGTGCGGCCGTCTCGTCCTCGTACCGGTCGAGCGGCGAGTCGAGCGCCTTCGCCGCGCGTGCGTCGGTTTCGTTCCACTCGGCCTGAGTCAGCTCGACGGTTGCCTGCCGCTTCAGTTGAAGCGCTTTGATAACGTCGGCATCGGTCGCAGCGGCGATCTGCTGGTCCAGAGCATAAAGCTTCACCGCGAGCGCAGCCCGGCGGTACGCTTCTTCCCCGGCGAGAATCGCGGACACGAGGCCGCGTCGGCTGGCGATCTCCTGGCGGATCGCAAAGATCTCACGGTTCGTGCCATCGACGACATCGGCGTTCGATTTGCCGGTCAGCGCTTCGCGGAGTCTCGCGATCTCAGGAGCCAGCGCGCGAAGCTGGTCGGCGGTCTTGTTGTACGTCAGCGCGAGAATGGCATTCGACACGGCAGCTCGGCGGGTTGCTTCATCGCCTTCGAGGTTCGCGACAGCCAGCGCACGGGTTTGCGTGGTCGAGAGGATCGCCGATTTCTGCTGCTCGTCGAGCGCCTTGCGAAACTCGTTCAGCGATTCCACATCGGACTTCTCCTGCATCAGAGTCCGCAGCTTCTCAAGCTCAGGGCGCATCTTCGCGATCTGCTCGGCAGTGCGGTTGTAGGTAAGGCCGAGAATGGCGTTGTCCACCGCCGCCCGGCGGGTTGCCTCCTCGCCACCGGAGATCGCGGCACCCAACGCACGCGCCTGATCGGTGGCCAACTGAGAGGAATGCTGCTGTCCGACCAGTTCCTTGCCGTACTCGTCGAGCGCCTTCAGCGATTCGCCCAACGCTACCTTCTGGCCGATGATTGCTTCCTGCTGCGCAGTCAGCTTTGCATGACCTGCATCGGTCAGTTTGTTGTTCAGTTCGAGAACGATTGCCGCAGCCTTTTCCGCGCTCGCCACGCTGGCGATTGCTTCGGGAGTGGCGTCGAGCGCCGCGATGTAGGCCTGTTGTGCCTGGATCGCGAGATCCAGCCTGGCGATTTCTTCACCGAATTGATCTTTCTTCTTCGCGATTCCTTCGGTCTCGGCCGCGGGAAGTTTCGGGACCGCGGGCGACTTCGGTGCATCACCGGGTTTGGACTCGGACTGCCGCTGGCGCTTCGCTTCGTCCAATGCCGATACGACCCAATCGGGCGTCAGCTTTCCCAGAACTCCTCTGGCCCAGTCGAGCGCCTCGTTGAAGTATTTCTTGAACGTCGCGACAATTGTGAACGACGAGAACCAGGACGAAAAGCCGGTCCACAGCTTCCGCATGTAGCCGATCAGCGTGCCGAACTGCGCCCCGATCCACGTCAGCCCTTTGCCCATGAGAATCCACGCGGCGTTCCAGACATCGCGCAACTCGTAGGTCGAGCCCTTGAGAGAGAAGGTGGCGTCGCGAAACTTGTAAAGCACGATGGCAATGCCTGCAATAGCCGCGATGGCGATACCAATAGGCCCACCGAGGGCCGCTACTGCGCCGCTAAGAACGTACCCGGCAGCAGCAGCGATGCCTTCTTCCGCCGCAAGCTGCCCAATGAACCACACGGAAGTTGCAAGCCAACCGGCAAACTGGGTGAGCGCGGGAATGACCCGCCCGAGGCCCGCGAAGCCAATCAGAAACTTGCCGATCCCGGCGGCTGCTTTTTCGAGACCTCCGTTGGCGAGATCAGCCAGGAGCGGGATCGCGATCTTTTCCAGTTGCAGGGCGGCAATTGCCTCAAGAGCTACCTTCAGCGCGTGCGCATGCGTCGCGGCGAACTTGAGGGCTTCCGCGGTGCCGTTGACCGCGGTCGTAACCGCCGCGCCGAACGATGCCGCGAGTTGCGGGATGTTCGCGTTCTTGGCGACGTCGATCAGCCGGTCAACGAGATTCGAGATCGCCGGGAGCGTCGCGCCCAGAAGCGAATAACCAAGTCCCTGAAACACCAGCTTAAGACGTTCCAGATTGTCATGGGCATCGGCGGCCACCTTCGCGGTTGACGAACTGAGCACGAGGCCGAACCGATGCGCCTCGTCATTTACCTTCTCTTGTTCTGCGCCATACTGATTCAGCAACGGGATCAGCCCGGCTCCGGCCTTGCCGAAAAGAGTCATGGCAAGCGCTGTCTTTCCGGCGCCATCCGCCATGCCCGCGAACTTCGTGGCTATCTCGCCAAAGAGTACTCCCGAGTCCTTCAGGTGCCCGGTTGCATCGACGGCGGATACCTTCAGACGCGTGAAGACGTTGGTCAGTGCCTGATTGCCGTTCTGCGCCGAGAAAGCGCTCTTGCTGAGTTTCTCCAGCCCTTTACCCAATGTCTCGCTCGACACATTGCTCAGCCCGGCCGCATAATTCAGGACCGACAGGGTCTCGGTCGTCGTGCCGGCGGATTGGGCAAGCTTATAAAGCGCGTCGGCGGAATCGAGGGAGTGGGTGATGAGCGCAGCAGTGCCGGTTGCGATTGCGGCGCCCATGGCAAGCCCGGCGGCGGCGATCTTTTCAAGCGAACGTTTGATGTCGCTCGCCGTCTTCGCGGAGAGCTGGCTCATCTTGTCCATGCTCCCGGAGAACGACGCGGTGTTCGCCTTCAGGTCGATGGTGAGTGTGCCGACTGTGACGCTCATATGATGTTGGGATTGTTGGGCTGGCTCAAAAAAGTGGCGTTCACCGGTCTCGGGAGGCTTCGCAGTACGATCAAAAGGTCCTATGACATTTGATATTTGCTATGGCTTTACCAACGGTCAGTGGGCTGCCCTACGGCAGATGCTGGACGCAGAGGGCAGCGAAGTAGCGTGGAATCAAGCGATCACTGTTTTCCAACGCAGGATGGAAGAGCGATTCTTCAGTAGCATTGATGCGCTCGTCCAAGCTGATACGAAGCCGGATCTTGAAGCAAAGTCGGTCGAAACTCACGCTACCTGTATTCCTGGTTTCTCGATCATTGCTATCTGTTGCCTGTTTATAGAAACCCTTCAAGGATTTCGTGAGCCATCTCCTGTGTTCATCGGGCCGAAGCAAAAATGTACTTTCCCAGATGGTCGTTGCTGCAAACCTCCGGATGGTACAGGAGAGCGATTCAGAGCGTTTCTTCGCCGCCCGGCCTTCGGCGATGCCTTTATAGATGATGCGATTGCTACTGCATTCGTCAATGGCATCAGAAACGGGATCCTTCATGAAGCTGAGACACGTAAGTGGGTGATCTGGCGATCAGAGCCCATCGCAGGAATCCTGGCGGTCGAAGGTGATGGATTTGCTCTCAATCGGACTCTCTTTTGCGCCGCGGTACGGGCAGAATTTGAATCTTACCTACAGCAGCTACACGACCCAGCCAACGAGGAACTGCGTCGACGCTTCAAGAGAAAGATGGATGATATCGGGAAGGACCGGCGATAACCTCCTAAGGGCACGGTTCTGATCAATCTAAATCTTGCCGGTGTCAGTCAAAACGAATTGCGGCTCCTGCCGGAAGCCCGCCAAGTATCCTCAGAAGCTTGTCGCCGTCCATTTCGTCTTCCCGGTCTTGATATTCCGCAGAGTCCGGCAGCTTGTGGATCATAAACGATTCAGCGCTGAAAGGCGGTTCGGGTTTCATCATGCTGAAGTTCGCCGTGACGGACGCGATGATCCCGGTCATCAGTTCCGAATGCTGAAGCTGCTCGATCTGCCGAAGCCGCAGCGCGTGAAGCTGTCGCGGCGTCATGTCGAGCCATTCGTCGTCGGTGAGACGCAGGTCGTAGCGGGCTATCGACCAGGCCTCCAGCCATGTCAGCGGTGCTCTTACGGCACCGCTGGCGTAGGGCGTTCCGCGTCATCGGGCGCGGGCATCGACGCGGCCCATGCCGTGAGCAGTCCTTCCTGAACCATCACGATGTTCTCGGGATGGATCAGGTCGCCTACCTGTTCGAGCGTGTACTTCGCGCCCGCTCGCCGCAGGACAACATAGAGCAGCGCGCGGACGAGTTTGGCGGAAGGCCGCAGAAGGTTGACCTCCCCCGCGATCAGATTCAGCCCGGTGAGTTCCTCGCACTCGATCAGCACGTTGTGCGTGACCGCGAGAGGCCAGGTCTTGCCATCGAGCTTGAGCTCGACCTTACGGATCAGTTTGTCAGCGATGGGTTTTTTGGGCATGAGATTACGCAACCGTGTACGAGATGGCACCGCTAACACGAACGCCGACCTTGAAGTCGCTCTTCTTGTTGGGTTCGAACGGCCCGGTTTCTTTTTTCACGATGTAGCCGAACCCGGTGATGGTGAGCACCGTTGCGCCGGACGCCGGTGCAGTTATCTTCCACGGGAACACCGTCAGCGCGACCGCCAGCACGTCGATATTCTGCTGCGACGTATCGCCCGTGTAGTTTCCGGTCAGTTCGATGGTGCCGGGCTTCAGCATGCCGGGAATGGATTCTTCGCTCGTATTGGGGGAAAGAAGGTGCGTGACATCGATCTCGCCGACCGTGTAGTCGGCGAAGTTGATGGTCGCGATTTCGGAGAGAACTGTATAACCTGTCGGGCTCGCGGCGTCGCCAATGTAGAACTTGGACCCGTAGCCGAGTTTCGCTTTCGATGCAGCCATGCGATGTTACTCCTTTGATTTGGGATGAACGTTGAGGTGAGAGAAAAGCTGCCGGGCCGAGGCTAGCCGTTAGACCAGACTTCGTACTCCAGCATCCTGCGGTACGTCCGGCGCGCGTCGTCGAAGAAATCTCGTTTGTTGATTCGGAATATCCCCTGTACGGCGGTGTGGTCGGGATCTGCCAGGGTACCGGCGTAACCGTTCAAAACGGCATCGATTGCCGCCGCCAGCAGGACAGCCTGTTCGCGTGTATTGGCATAGCAATCGATCTGCACGTTCCAGGAGCCCAGATCCACCGGCCCGGCAAGAACGTAGTCCGCCGAATCGGCGACCGTCGTAAAGCTCCAACTCGGCAGCACCTGATCCTTGGGAAGTTCGGCGAGAAAGCCGCCTGTCGCGGCAATAGTGTTGACCGCAGATGTGCCCTGCACAAGCTGCACGAAGCCCTGCTCGATCATTTGCCGAGAGTCTCCACGCCCTTCCTGATCTCGTCCGTGAATACTTCCTGCGCGCGTGTTTTCCCCTGCTCGAACGCGGGGCGCATGAATGGCTGAGCCGCGCCGTGAATCGAACCGAACTCCACAAACGATCCCCAGACCGCAGGCGACTGACTGCCCTTTCCCTTGCCGCGGCGGATTCCGACACGGGCAACTCCGGACTCCTGCTTGCCTGAGAGCTTCACGGTCATATCGATCGCGTCCCGCAATTCGCCCGGTCGCCGGTTCGGACTCGCCTTGGCGAGAACGGGTGCGTTCTTCTTTGCTGCCGCCTCAAACAAATCAGCAGCAGCGACAAGCGCTTTGCGCAGCGCCCGCTTCGCGAGTTTCGGTCCAGCCTGCGAAAGGGCATCCTCGACGCCTTTCAGCCCGACGATTTCGACTGTCAGTTCCATGGCTCCGCTATTCCGCTCCGGCGATTGCCAGGCACGTAAGCTCCATCACGGCGTTCAACTCCAGCACGTTGCGAACTGCCTGAATGGCATAGCGCCCGTTGAGCGCCTGGAGTTGCATCTTCGACTGGACACGCGCGTCAAAATACATCGAAACGATGACCGGCAATTGGGTGATGTCCTGTCCGCTGCGAATGACGTCGGTACCCTTCATCGGCTCGATCTTTGCCCACGCGGAGATCACGGGGGTCAGCGCCGTATCGGTCCCGGCTGCGCTTGCGATCACGGTCTCCGCAAACACGGTGACGCGGTGGCGAAGCTCGCCAGCGTTCAGAGTTGGCCATGTCACTTGAATTCAATCCTCAGCGTGCCCGAACCAGCGATCCGTAAGAGAGGCACGCCGTCACCGCGTATGGATACTCGGCGGTGGCGTCCATGCCCTTCTCGAAGGGCAGCCGATTGTGATACCAGTTGTTGATCAACAGCTTCATCCCGTTCTTCACCCGCGCGCCTGCATCGCTCCAAAACGGTGAACTTGGGGCATAGCCGCTGGTGAAACGGATCAGGATGGCCGACGACGGCCAGGTGGCAAACGTCGGCCACGTCTTGTTGTAAGGCGGTGACACGAAGCCAGGATGCCGTGACGTATCGACGATGAAGTCGGTGTTCTCGGCCATGACCGTGACTGCGCCGGTCGAATCCTTGTATTGGAAGAGATCGACCGATGCCAGCGGGTCCCGCAGTTCGATCCGGTAGTTGAACCAGTAATCGAGACTGAGATCGAACTGCTTCCTGATGAGATCCCGACCCTGTAAGATCTCCGCTTGTTCGCGGGCGGCGACGATCAGGCTTGTCAGTTCGTCGTCCTCGGCCAGGTCGGCGGGCGACCGGTCCGGCAGACGAAGATACGACTTCACCTCGGCCAGCGTCAGGATCTCGCTGAAGGACTGCGGAGGCGAACCCTCGGTCAATGACAGCGAGCCGAACGCACTCAGCGCGCCATAAAGACCGAGGTTGCCGTATGCGCCGTAGGGACCTATTCCGCCGAACGGTGGGAACACAGAGCCTCCAGTCGCAAGGGACCAGCCCAGCGGAACGCGGCCTCTGTCGGGAACAGATCGCCGATCACCATGTGCCGGTATTCGTCTTCGAGTTCGTTGTTGGGATCGATCGAGTTGTACCAGTGAAACTTGCGGACTTTATGTGGCGCGCCACATAAGGTCCGATATGTGGCCCCGGATATTATGTGGCGTCCAGTTCGTAAGCCATTGAGAGAACAGGTATCAGCAGTCATCTGAACGCCACATAAGTGACCCGTGATATTGGTCGGACTCCCCCATTCACACCAAGGAGATCCGACTGTGTTCGAAAGTTTAATCAGGCATCCCCGCGTTCTGGCGCGGCACCAGGATGGTCCGGCGGCGGAAGCCCGGCGGCGATTTCTGGATCATTGTTCCACTCAAGGACAGACTCGCGAAACGCTGAAGCTTACGGCAAGAGAGCTTCTGGTCGTCGCGGACCGAATCGACATTACAACGGGCAGAATCATCACCCGGCAGGAGATCGAAGAAGCCGCCGCCGGTTGGGCACGTGAGCAGCTCAAACGGCACCGTGTAAATAAACTCTGCTGGCCGCGAGACAGGTTCATTCGAACGGCTACGTCCTGGCTTCGCTTCCTCCAGGTCCTGGAGGTGCCCGAACGCACGCTGTCTCCGGGCGCAGATCAGATCGAGGACTTCGTCGCTTACATGCGGGACGAACGCGGCCTGTCGCCCGCGACGATTCACAACAACTGCTGGCATATCGAAAAGTTTTGGTTGTTGTTTCACGAGCAGAATCGCCCTTTCGACAAGGTGTTGCTGGCGGACGTGGACACTTTTCTCGCGGGCCAAGGCGAAAAAGGCTGGACCCGAGCATCGGTCGCAGCCAGCGCTTCAGCCTTGAGAGTCTTCTTCCGCCACGCTGGAAAGCGGAGTTGGTGCGCTGACAGTATTGCCGCTGGCATTGACGGTCCGCGCATTTTTAAGTTTGAAGGGCTGCCTGCCGGACCCGCGTGGGAAGACGTGCGGCGGCTGATCGACAGTGCCAGTGGCGATCGGCCTCGCGCTATCCGCGACAAAGCGATTCTGATGCTGCTGGCCATCTACGGTTTCCGCAGCGGCGAAGTCGCCGGTCTGCGGCTCGACAGTATTGACTGGGAGCACGAGATCATCTCGCTGGACCGCCCTAAACAGCGGCGAGCACAAACGTACCCTCTGGTGCCCCGAGTTGGTGATGCAATATTGCGATACCTGCGGGAGGCGCGTCCGCGCTCCGACCGCCGGGAGGTCTTTCTCACAGTGCGGCCACCCTTCCGGCGGCTCTCGCCCGCCGCGATGTATAGCGTTGTCCGCAGCCGACTGCCCCAGCTCGATATTCAGATTCCGCGCCGCGGACCACATTCCCTTCGGCACGCCTGTGCCGGGCATCTGATGGCTGAGGGGTTTTCGTTGAAGGAGATCGGAGATCATCTCGGACATCATAGTGTCGATGCCACCCGTGTTTACGCCAAGGTGGACCTGGCCGGGCTCCGGGAAGTTGCCAATGTCGACCTGGGAGGCCTGTTATGAGCTTGTCCGAGATCATCGCCCGGTACATCACATACAAGCAGTCCATTGGCATGTGCTTCCGCACTCCATCAAAAATATTGAACTTGTTCTCCAAAACGATGGGCAACCCTGAGATCGCGGAAGTTCAGCCAGACCGGGTACTGGCCTTCCTGATTGGCACCGGCCCCATTACACGCAATGCGAAAGACAAACATGACGTGCTGCGCGGCTTTTACCGCTTTGCCATATCGCGCGGTCACGTCGGCGTCGCGCCTCTTCCCGCCAGGGCGCCCCGACCAACGCGCGCCTTCGTGCCTTACATCTACTCGCCTGAAGAGTTGCGGCGTCTGCTCAATACGGCAGCTTCGTCCCGCAGCGATCCCCGGAGTTACCTTCAGCCCCATACCTGTCGTATGCTGATCCTGCTCTTGTACGGCGCCGCGTTGCGCATCAGCGAGGCGCTTTCTCTCACGCTGGGCGATACCGATCTTGCCAATGGCATTCTCACTATTCGGGAAACCAAGTTTTACAAGACGCGGCTCGTGCCGATAGGCTCAGATCTCAACCAGGCACTGGGCATTTATGTGGCCAGGCGCATAACAGACCACCCGGCCAATCCGGACGCTCGCTTGTTCTGTTCCCCCAAAGGCACCGGCGTGATGCCTGCAACAGCCGAGAAAAACTTTGCCCGCATTCGTGTTTGTGCCGGTGTGCTGCGTCACGACGGGTCTCGTTTACAGCCACGTCTTCACGATCTGAGGCACTCCTTCGCCGTCCATCGCATGGTTTCGTGGTATCGCCAGGGAGCTGACGTGCAGCGTCTACTGCCCCAGCTGGCAACATACCTTGGCCATGCCAACATCTCCGGCACACAGCGCTATCTCACCATGACGCCGGACCTGCTTCAGGAAGCCGGTCGACGCTTTGCAACGTACGCAGGAGGCCGACATGAGTAACGTCGCGATGCTTGGTCCGTGGGTCCGGCGCTTCCTGCTCGAACATCTGGTCTCCGAACGTAACCTGGCCCGCAACACGCAGCGTAGTTACCGGGACACGCTCACCTTGCTCATCCCGTACGTGGCGACGAAAGCGAATAAGCCAGTGGACCGGCTCACCGTCGTGGATGTCTCGACGGACTTCATCCGTCTTTTCCTTGCCCATCTGGAGGAGTCGCGCCAGTGTTCCGTTACAACCCGCAACCAACGTCTCGCGGCAATCCATGCCGCCGCCCGTTTCATCGCGGAGCACAGCCCGGAGCACATTGAATGGTGCGCGCAGGTGCGCTTGATTCCTTTCAAGAAAACTACCAGAGCCGTGATTCCTTATCTTGAAAAACCGGAGATGGATGCGCTGCTGGGCACTCCCGACCGCCAGACGCCTCAGGGTCGCCGCGACTATGCGCTGTTGCTGTTTCTCTACAACTCGGGAGCCCGCGCGGATGAAGCGGCGCAACTGCTGATTGGGGATCTCAACTTCCCGTCGTCGTCGGTGAGAATCCTTGGTAAAGGCCGCAAGGAGCGCCATTGCCCACTGTGGCCGACGACCCTGCAGGAACTTACACCGCTCACGAACTGCCGCTCCCCGACTGAACGGGTCTTTCTCAATCGCTGTGGCCAGCCGATCACACGCTTTGGCATCCACACGCTGGTCGAGCGCTCCGTGCTTCAGGCTCAAGTCCGCACGCCATCGCTACAGAAAAAGCGCGTCAGCCCGCATTGCATCCGCCACACCACGGCCACACATCTTCTCCGTTCCGGCGTTGATATCAACACCGTGCGCGCCTGGCTCGGACATGTTTCCCTCAATACCACCAACATCTACGCCGAGATCGACCTGGAGATGAAAGCGAAGGCTCTGGCCAAATGCGAAATCCCCAGCCAGAGCAAGTCATCCGGGAAACCCTGGCGTGAGGACCCGGACATCATCGCCTTCTTGCGCGCCTTGTAGCCCTTTACTTATGTGGCGTTCAGATGACTGCTGATACCTGTTCTCTCAATGGCTTACGAGCTGGACGCCACATAATATCCGAGGCCACATATCGGACCCTGTCCTCGCGGTGCAGGTAGCCGAAGTGCAGCAGGCGCACGGGAATTGGCATGATTTGCGACAACAACTGCGCCGGGGCCGAGGAGCAATGAAGATTACCGCCGTGCTCGGTCCGCCGGAACGTCAGGTGTCGCGCCGTCAACCGAAAGAGCG